GTCGCCGCTGCGCTCGGCGGAGCTGACGATCCGCGACTTCCTTTCCGGCGCGGCCGACACGATCGACTTCGCGCTGCCGGGCAACCAGTTGATGCTCGGCGCGTGGCAGCAGGCCGGCGCCATCACACAGGCGCAGGCCGATGCGCTCATCGCGCTGGGCAGCGAGCCCGACCCGGTGAGTGAATGGGACGTGCGCTGCGCGATCTTCGCCGACGACGGCGCACTGAGGGTCTGACGCATGGCACTCACCAAAACCGGCCAGGTGCTGGTCAGCAGCGCCAGCAACGCATCCGGCGCCACCACGCGCGGCCGGCTCGACTGCAGCAGCGCGGACGGCGGGCAGATCCGCTGGCGCATCACCAACGGCGGCACCGGCCCGACCGCGCAATGCGAGGCGCGCATCATGGTCGCGCGCAAGCAGGCCAGCATGCCGGCCGCCGGCGCAGAGGGCACGGGCGATGACGGCTGGAAACAGGCCTACGTGATGGGCGGAGGCACGACGGCCAGCGCCAGTACGCGCGGCGCATACGCATTCGGCCCAGAGGTCGCCTACGTGCAGGTCGAGTTCGTCGGCAACACCGGCCAGGCCGTGACCGTCGAGTGCACGGGCGACACCTACGCCTACTCCTGAGCGAGCATGGCCCGCATCCGTGAGATCGCGCTGCCCTGGACGCAGCAGCCGCAGGAGGCTGTCAGCGTTGCGCCTGACTGGGTAGCGCGCGGGTTGTCGTTCGCGCTGCTGCGCGTCGGCGGCCGGATGCTCGACGTATTCCGTGCAAACGGGCCGCTTTCCGATAGCGGCACCACGGCGCTCTCGCCCGACGGCATCGTCACCGACTACACAGGCTCGCAGGTGACGGAGTTCGCCGACGCGGCCCCCTATCGGCTCACTGGCGGCCTGACGCTGATCGCCGGCCTTGAGATCGACGCATTCTCGAACTACACGGGCATCATATTCAAGCAGTCCACGTACTGGAAAACGTCGTTCGAGTGGCGCCACGGCCGCGTGTCGTACAACAACTCCGATCCCGTCGGTGCGCAGGCGGTGTTCATCCGCGGCAACGACTCGGTGACCGGCGAGTACTGCTCTGTTGGCGGCCCGACGACGACCGGCAGGCGGGTGTCGGCGGTCAGCGTTGCGGACGGCAGCCTGCTGTCGTCGCCAGTGTTCTACGTTGACGGGATGCCGCTGGCAGCGGCTACCGTTGGCGCATCGGCCGGGACCGTCGTGGACGGCGGCAATCTGCGGATCGGGCAACGGTTCGACGGCGCTGTCCAATTGGACGGGCGCGTCTCGTTCCTGTACGGGTTCAGTCGGCAGCTCCCCGGTGCTGACGTGGCGGCGCTGTCCGCCAACCCCTGGCAACTGTTCGCGCCGCGCCGCATCCTCGTCCCGGTGTACGGCGCCGCCCCGAGCGGCGTGCCCGACATCGCCGGCATCGTCGCCGAGTCGATCCTGAGCACCAGCGCGGGCTACCGCGTGACGCTCGACTACGCATAGCGGGCGATGGCAAACACCCTCTACGTCGCCGTCTACACCGCCGCAGCCACTGCGACGTGGGCGCGCGCGGACCTTGCGAACGGTCGCAACGGGTGGAGTGCGACAGGCTATGTCGCGGATGCTGTCGATGCGTCGATCCGCACCAACGATGGTGACGAGACGGGCGGCCCGATCACCGGGCTGAGCGCCGGCACAGCTTACAAGCTGTGGGCCATCGTTGATGATGGCTCGACCAGCAGCAACGGAGGCACGCCGCAGGCCAGCGGCATGTTCGTGCATCTGGACCACACCGAATCCGGCAGCGCGGCCGATGCGCAGTCTGCGGTCGGAGCCTTCGCGCGCGCCGCGGCCGAATCCGCGTCGGCGGCCGACAGCCAGGCAGCTGTGCACGCCATGGCCGCAGCCACGACAGAAAGCGCCAGCGCCACCGATGGCCCGGTATGTGTGGTGGTGGTTGCCCGCTCCGTGACCGAAAGCGCCAGCGCGAGCGATGCGCCTGCTGGTGTCATTGTCGTCGCGCGCAGTCTGACCGAATCGGCTTCAGCCTCCGACAGTCAAGCGGCGACTACGGCCCTCGCTGGTGCATTGACCGAAACCGCCAGCGCCACGGACGCCGCAGCAACTGCACTTGTAGCTCCGGCAGCGGTCAGCGAAAGCGCGAGCGCAACGGACAGCACCAGTGCAGGAGCCGCTTCCTACGATGTGGCAGTGACCGAGGCGGCCAATGCAACCGAGGCCGTCACGTCGATTGCTACGCGCGTGGCCGAAGTCAGCGAACCGCTCTCGGCTGCTGATGCACTGACGGTAACGGCTGTCTACGGGGCCACGCTGTCGGAAGCGGGTAGCGCGACCGACGCCACCAATTGGGCCGGCGCGTTCTACTCGGTCGAAGTCGCAGAGGCCGGCTCGCTGCAGGATGCGGTGGCCGCCGCGATGGTGGCGCTGGCCGGAATGTCCGAGGCTGGCAATGCTGACGACGTGCCGACGGTCATCTTGAGCGCAGGCGTCGGCGTGCTGGAAGCCGGCGCCGCGGCCGATGCCGTGGCCAGCGCAATGCAGATCGTCTCGCTGCTGACCGAGCCGGCCAGCGCGGTCGACACCGTGGCCGTGCTGGCCGACGGCACGATCGAAGCGGACATTGAAGAAGGCGCCACAGCCATGGATGAGTACGTGGCGGTGCTGATTGACGGCTTCCTCGTCATCACCGCGCCGCCGCGCCGCGCCCTGACCGCCGGTGCCTCGCGCCCGGCCAATCTGTCGGCCGCGTACCGGCCGAGCAACCTTCCCGCAAGGGGTCGCTGAAAAGCGCACCTGCCGCACCGACAAGAGCCCGCCACCCGGCGGGCTGTTTCTTTTGGAGTCCGCCACATGGCCGAGCCGCAGCTGATCACCGCGCCGACCGAAGAACCCGTGAGCCTGGCGGAAGCGCGCGCGCATCTGCGCATCGATGACGACAACACCGCCTTCGACGCGCGCATTCAGGTCATGATCGCCGCCGCGCGGCAGAGCGCAGAGCACGAGCTGGGCCGCCGGCTGATCCGGCAGACCTGGGACTTCGTCATCGATGCCTTCCCGTGCGATGGCGAATCTATCCGCCTGCCGGCAGACCTGATCAAGCCGCACAGCATCGGCCACATCAAGTACCTCGACACCTCGGGCGTGGTGCAGACGGTCGACCCGCTCTACTATGACCTGGACCGGTACAACATGCCGGGCTACGTGTTCCCGACCGCCGGAGCTGCCTGGCCATCCGACGTGGCCGACAGCGCCAATGCCGTGAGCGTGCGCGTGCTGTGCGGCGAGTGGGACGCCGCAGCCAATGTGCCGGCGGCCATCAAGCACTGGATCCTGATGGCGGTCGGCACGATGTACGAGCACAGCAAGGATCAGGTGGTGGGCGTCAGTGTGGCCAGCCTGCCAAACCGCTTCACCGATCGGCTGCTCGACCCCTATCGGAGCTTTGCGGGATGAGCACCGGAGCTACGCAGCGCATCTCGGCGGCCGACCTTGACCAGCGGCTCACGCTTCAGCAGCGCAATGCTGGCGTCGACCTGCTGGGCCAGCCAAGCGGATCGTGGGCCACCGTCACGACGGTGTGGGGCAAGGCCCGTCCGCTGCGCAGCCGCGAGCTGTTCGCCGCGGGCACCATCCAGAACATCACGGATGTCGAGTTCACCATCAACTACCGCGCCGACGTGGCCAGCACCTGGCGCGTGCTGTGGCGCGGCGTGCCGCACGACATCACCGGCCAGCCGATCGACATCGACGGGCAGAAGACGTGGCTGCAGCTGCTGGCCGCCACCGGCTTGAGGGACGGGCGATGATCGAAGCCAAGATCGTCGGCATCCCCGACCTGCGCGAAGCGCTGCGCGGCATCGTTCCCAAGCTGCGGGTGCGCGCGCTGGCCAATGCGCTGCGCGCCGGTGCGCGCGTGGTGCAGAAGGCCGCGCGCAACGCCACGCCCATCATCAACCCCGGCGCGCTGGCGGTGCGCAAGGGCTACCGCAAGCCCGGCACGGTGCAGAAGGCAATCAGCGTGCGCACCAGCAAGGCCGCGCGGCGCGCCGGGGATGTCGGCGTGTTCGTGAACGTCCGGCCGGCGAAGCAGGGCAACCGCGGGGCGAAGAACCCGAACGATCCGTTCTACTGGCGGTTCATCGAGTTCGGCACCAAGCCGCGGCGTAAGGGCGAGCGCTCGCAGTCCATCGTGCGCGGCCGGCTGAAGACGCGGCGCCACCGCACGAACACCGGCGCCACCAAGGCCTACAAGTTCCTGCAGCGCGGCGCCGACATGCTGCCCGCCGCGCTGGGCGTGTTCCTGGCCAAGATCGGCCCGGCGATCGAGAAGCTGAACCGCCCGAATGCGCCGGCACCATGAGCGCAGAAACCGAATTCCGTGCCGCGCTGCTGTCGCACGCCCCGCTGCTGGCGCTGGTGCCTGCCGCGCGCATCGCGCAGAACGCGGCGGCTGACGGCAACGCCGCTTCGACATTGGTCTACGGCTCGACTCGCATCCCCGACTTCCACCTCGACAACTCGGTAGGCGCGACGAACGTGCAGTTCACCGTGCAGTGCTGGGCCGGCACAGCAGCTGCAGCCAGCGCCATTGCCGACGAAGCCGTCGCCGCGCTGCTGGCGGTGGGCGTGGTGTGCACGGCGCGTTCCACCGCCTTCGACGAAGAGCTGGGGCTCGACGGCGAGGAACTGGTTTTCGACTGGTGGGAGTGACCCGCTAGACCTTCCCCATGGCCCGCTTCGGCGGGCCTGTTCGTTTTTACA